TGAGTTTGGTAAAAAAGCAGCATTGGCTTTCGCAGCCGTTGGAGCAGCCGTTGGGGCATTTGCTGTATCTGCCGTAAGAGCAGCAGCTGAGGATGAAAAGGCTCGCAAATCTCTTGAGCAAACTATTAGATCTAATACTAAGGCAACAGAAGCACAAATTGCTGGTCTAGATGACTATATATCCAAGCAATCAATTGCAACTGCAACCACCGATGATGTTTTAAGACCTGCTTTCGCAAGATTAGTTCGATCGACTTCAGATGTTACTAAAGCACAAGAATTGCTTTCTTTAGCGCAAGAAATATCAACTGCAACTGGAAAGCCACTTGAAACAGTAGCGAATGCTTTAGGTAAAAGTTTTGATGGGCAGAATACTGCTCTAGGTAAATTGGGCTTAGGTATTGATGCTGCAACCTTAAAAACCAAATCTCATGATGAAATCATGCAGATACTTAAAGGAACATATAATGGATTTATTGCCAATGAAGCAACCAATGCTGAGTTTAAGTTTAAGCAATTAACAATTGCTCTTGATGAAACAAAAGAGAAAATTGGAGTAGCTTTACTGCCAATTGTTAAAGAACTTGCAGATTATTTACTTGCAACAGTTGTGCCAAATGTTCAAGCATTAGCAGCTGGATTGACGGGCGATGATAGTGTTACAGCTGGCATTACCGATGCAACCGAAGGCGCATATAACTTTGGTCAGCAATTAAAATCAACTCTAAGTTTTATTATATCAATCAAAGATGAATTGTTTGTTCTTGGTGGCATCATTGCTACTGTATTTGTTGCTAATAGAATTGTTGCGTTTGTAAGTGCAATTATGACTTTAGTTACTGCAATGAAAGCCCTTAGAACTGCTGCTGCTGGTGCTGCTATTGCTACCGCATTTGCAACTGGAGGAACATCCGTTGCATTGGCTGCTGCCGCTCTTGCTGGTATTGCTGCAACTTATGGATTATCTCAATTAGCAGGTGGATCAGATTTACCATCAGTTCCTAGTGCACCTTTACCTAATGGTGGATATACGACTGGTCAAGGCGTAACAAACATTACAGTTAATGCTATTGATGGCGAAGGTGCTGCAAGAGCTGTGGCAAATGTTTTGAATCAAAGCGCAGCAAGATCCGCAGGATTATTAGTCGGCGGAACAGTAGGTAGATAATGACCGCTTGGTCACCAGATTGGAAACTTACAGTTGCCGGTGTTGATTACACCGACATCGCCATAAGTGATATTTCACATCAGGCTGGTCGAAATGACATTTATCAACAACCAAATCCATCTTATATGCAAGTTAGTTTTGTAGCATTATCTGGTCAAACTTTACCATTTGACATTAATGACAGTTTTAGTTTGCAAGTGAAAAACACAGCAGGAACTTATGTAAGTATATTTGGTGGCGATATCACAGATATAACTGTAAGTGTGCAAAAAACTGGTGCAGTTGCAACTGTGGTTGAATACTCAGTCCTTGCAATGGGATCACTTGTTAAGTTAGCAAAAGAATTATATGCCGATGCTGTTTCACAAGATGAGGATGGCAACCAAATCTATGATCTTTTGTCTAGCGTATTACTTGGCACTTGGAATGATGTCCCAGCAGCTACAACATGGGCAGGTTATGATGCAACTGAAACATGGGCTAATGCGTTAAATCTAGGACTTGGCGAAATTGACACTCCTGGACTTTACACAATGCAAAGTCGAGGTTCAGGTCAAGATCCAGATACGATTTACAACATTGCAAGCCTGATTGCTAACTCAGCATTTGGTTATTTATATGAGGACAATGAAGGAAACATTGGGTATGCCGATGCAGACCACAGGCAAAATTATTTGCTCACATACGGATATGTTGATCTTGATGCTAGACATGCACTTGGTCAAGGTTTAAGCACAATTACTCGATCAGGTGATATTCGCAATGACATTATAATCAATTATGGTTCTAATTTTGGTTTAGAAAAAACTGCTACATCTGCAACATCAATTGCAACTTATGGTTACAAAGCCGAGAGCGTGCAATCAACCATTCACTCAGCTGTGGATGCTCAAGCTGTGGCAGATCGCTATATTGCTCAACGAGCCTTCCCACAACCAGCATTCCAGAGCATTACCTTTCCAATCACAAATCCAGAAATTGACAATAGTGATCGGGATAATCTGCTAGGCGTATTCATGGGGCAACCTCTAAACATTCAAAATCTACCTGCTCAAATCTCAGGCGGTGAATTTGAGGGTTATGTTGAGGGTTGGTCATGGAGCACTAGGTTCAACGAATTATTCCTGACAATTAACTTGTCGCCTGTGGCATTTAGTCAAGTGGCGATGAGATGGAATACTGTGCCAATTGGCGAGCGTTGGAACACCTTATCCACAACATTAACATGGGAATACGCTACAATCGTATCCTGAGAATAGGACAAAATGGCAACCACTACTAACTATGGCTGGACAACACCAGACGATACCGCGCTGGTCAAAGATGGCGCATCTGCTATTCGCACGCTTGGTTCATCTGTTGATACCACAACAAAGAACTTAAACCCATCAACAACTTTGGGCGATATTGAATATCGTTCATCAACTGCAAATGTTAATACTAGATTAGGTCTTGGAACTGCTGGACAGGTTTTGACTGTTAATTCTGGTGCAACTGCTCCTGAATGGAAAGATGCAGCTAGCGGTGGTAATTTTACATTGTTGAACGCAGGTGGAACAGCTTTGTCAGGTTCAGCAACAGTTACAGTTTCAGGAATATCTGGTAAAGATAAAATTTTAGTTGTTGTAGATAGCGCAACTTCTGCAAGCACTAATCAGTATGTCAATTTAAGATTAAATACAGATACAGGAGCCAATTACAATCAATTTGGTTATACTGCTTATGTTGGCGGCGCTTACAATTCATCGGATGTAGTAAGAGAAATTTCCAGTTTAACATCAACTTCAATTGCATTAGCAGCGAGTTCATCTAATGCTGCTTCTGGTGTTGGTGCTTATGTTTATTTAACTGGATGCAATGCTTCTGGAGTAAAGGTTTTTCAGATGGCTGGTTCTGCAAGTCCATCTGCTGGTAATGGTCAAGAACCTTTTATTACTGGCGGTTTTTATTCGAGTTCAAGCACTATATCTTCAATTTCAATTACAGCAGCAAATAGTTTTAATGGTGGCAGAGTCTATGTTTATACAAGCGCATAAGGAGTGATCATGAAGATAACAGAAAAAGAATTTAACGCATTAACTGGTGAGGAAACAATTACTGAGCGTGATGAAACTGCTGCCGAGAAAAAACAACGCGAATTATTTGCTAAAGAGGTTGCGGCAAGACAAGCCGAAGCCGAAGCAAAACAAACAGCCAAACAAGCAATTGCAGATCGTCTTGGTTTAACTGCCGATGAACTTACATTGTTACTTGGCTAATGAAGGCTTGGTTATCTAAAGCTGCTGTTCAGTTAAGAGAGCAAACTGATGATTGCTTCCCAGACAGGAATCGTAAAAGTGATGGATGGGCTGCTTCTATGGCACATTTATCCAGAGCAGCAAAATCAGATCACAACCCAGATGAAAAAACAGGCTGTGTTAGAGCAATCGATATTACTGCTGGGCTATCTGACGACAAAAGGATTCCAGCGTATTTGGCAGATCAAATACGACTATATGGGAAAAATCATGGGCGTATCGCTTATGTAATCTTTGAGGAAAAAATAGCCTCACCCTTGCTTGGTTGGAAATGGCGTAAATACAAAGGCATTAATAAACACAATCATCACATTCACATCAGCTTTAAGAAAGATCAAGACAACAATTCAGAGTTCTTTAATATTCCACTACTAGGAGGCAAATAATGAAACTAACCAACAAACACAAAGCAGCAATCAAGTCATATCTAAGAGCTGTTGCAGCCTCAGGTATTACTGTCCTATTGGCAATCGTTGCAGACATTCGACCAGAACTTGCAATTCTTGCAGGTGCGTTAATTGCACCTATTGCAAAAGCAATTGATCCAAGTTCAGGCAAAGAAGCTGATTATGGCGTTAATGCGAAATGACACCGAACGAATGGGTTGGATTAGCCGTTGGCGCATGCGCTATCGCAAGCAGTATATTGTTGGTTCTACGCTGGGTTATTAAATCCTATTTGCAAGAACTTAAGCCCAATGGAGGCTCAAGTATCAAGGACACCATTTGCAGATTAGAACTACAAATTTCTCGACTTGAAAAGCGTGTTGATGATCTGTTCACTCTAATTAGTAAGCAATAATTTTCCTATGGCGAACACACGAAAACCTATCAAACGCAAAAAGATCAATCGTCGCGTAGTTCGCCAAACTCCTGATCCAACAAAGATTGATGCGCATTACATTG